GGGAGCTTTCAAAATGATAAAGGATGGGAGCTTGTGGCGAGCCTACAAGCCGTGGCAGATATATGACAAGATCAACAAGAAGCAAGCCAGGCCGGCACCTCCGCTCATTCCGCCCAGGATGGTGTCCGAGATCAGCTGGGAGAACCGCAAGGAGCAGGTCCCCAATGTTGTTCGGATGAAGAATGGCTGGGAGATCCGCTTCTTCAGCTCCCAGGGCATCCCGCCCCAGGGCTCGGACGTGGACCTCGTCTGGTTCGACGAAGAAATCGTCCATCCACTCTGGTACAGCGAAGTGGCGGCCAGAGGGACCGTAGACCGGGATGGCAAGTTCTTCTGGTCCGCCACCGCTCAGAAGGGTGGCCCCCAGCTCTTTGAGATGTGCGAGCGGGCAACTGAGGAGAAGGAGCAGGAAAAGCCCAGAATCGTTGAGGTTTTTGCCCACATCAACGACAACAAGCACTTCACCAAGGACCAGCGGGACCTCTTCTTCGCCAAGCTATCAGAAGAGGAGCGGATGATCCGGATTGAAGGCGAATTCGCCTTCACTTCTTTTAAGGTGTACCCGGAATTCGACCGCACGACCCATGCTATCGACTGGTTCAACATCCCCCAGGACTGGACAAAGTTCATGGTGGTGGACCCTGGCCGGCAGGTCTGTGCGGTGATCTTTGCGGCAGTTCCTCATCCCAGTCACGCAGAGCACAATTCCGTTATAATCTACGACGAGATTTACCTTCGGCAGTCTACCGCACGGCAGTTTGCCGAAGAGGTCAGAATCAAAATTAAGCAGGACGAATTCCATGCTTTCATTATTGACCATCAAGGTGGTAGAGTAAGGGACGCTGGCAGGGGCTATTCCATTGAAGAACAGTACGCCGAGGAACTGAAGAACCTGGACATCAAGAGTCGGACAACAGGGCACGGATTTATCTGGGGGGCAACGGATGTCAAGGCTGGTATTGAGAAAGTGCGTTCGTGGCTCCTCGTCGGACAAAACGGAAAGCCGAAGCTCCGCTACTTCCACGACAAATGCCCGAATCTTTGGAACGAGATGTCGAGGTATCACTGGAAGCGGGAACGGGCTGGGATGTCTGCACTCAAAGAGGAGCCAGACAGGCGTGACGACCACCTCTGTGACTGTTTAAGATATTTGGCGATGTTCGATCCATACTGGGTGAAGCCAGCCGCCGTCAGGAAGATAAGCCGAGGTGTCATCAATCGGCTGAGAGAGAAGCAAAGGAAGCACAGAGAAATGTTTGGAGAACCTGGTATTTCTCTGGGCTCAGGGACGGGCCATGTATACGGATAAAGAAGTCACCAACGCCTTCGGCATGAATGCAACTCAGATTGCTGCTGAGTTGCGCAAGAAGTATTTTGAGATTGCCTGCTTCCCGGTCGATCCAGAGTGGGATAAGTTGCCAGCCAATCAGAGGGCCAGTTGGGTGCTTGCAGTGGAGATGCTCTTTATCAAATGCGAGCGCATGTTGCAAAATATCTCAGCAAAGGCCGAGACTGAGAAGCTCGTCGATACGATCAAAGGTCCTGGTACTTACAAGAAACTTCCTACGACACTGAAGATCGTCTGGGAGGCTGTCCTTCGGCACGCACTCAACATCATCACCGCTGGCACGCAGATGGAGCCAGGCGAGAGCAAGGACACCCTAAGAAAAGAATTTGACGAGGCAATGGCAGACGATTGGCACGATTGGGTGCAAAAAAGGATCGAAATGGAGAGAAAGTAATGAAGGATTTTTCCATGCCAAAGGTCTGCATTGGGCAGAATGCTTTGTTTTTTGTGGACGGTGACAGGTCCAGTGAACCATGTCCGGCTGTTATTCTGCAGGTGACGACGCACCAGGTGACACTCATTGCGTTTACCATCAGTGGTCCACTTCTGAGAGATGGTGTCATGCACGCTGATGACCCCAGAATCAAGAATCAGTACAATGATTCCGGTGCCTGGGACTATACGGAATGGGACAAATACCTAATGAATGGATCGCCGCTGTCGCCACAAAAGCGTGGACCTGGCCGGCCAAAGAAAGAATCGACATTTGTTGAAAACTAGGCCCGCCCCGGCCTGACTACACGCCATTGCCTATCCAAGGGAATAGGCAATGGATTGGATTCAACCGATTGTCAAAAGCTGGTTGGCCACCATCAAAAAGGCCAACGAGTACAAGAGGGAGGAATTTCAGAACGACGCCGAAGAAGCTATGCGCTTCTTTGACGGCCCGCATGACTTTATGTATGCGGGGGAATACGTTGCCCGTCATGGTGGATGGGGGACGGACGAGCACGCTTTGCCCAGTCCGACCTTCCGGATGACGTACAACAAGGTTGCGGAAATGGTCCAACTCTTTGGACCGTTTCTCTATCATCGCAACCCAAACCGGCAGGTGAATCCTTCTAAGCTGCCGGATGTTCCGCTGGAGATGATGGGCGATCCGAAAGACCCAGCGGTCGCCCAGTCGATCATGCAGTTCCAGCAACAGGACCAGATTCATCTCACCCGCAACAGGCTCATCGCCCAGCTCATCCAGTTCTATCTGAACTATACGCCCAACGAGCTGGACCTGCGTGGCAATTCCAGGCAGGCGATTGACGAGGCGATCATCAAAGGCATGGGTGTGCTCTGGCCAGAGGTCTACACGCCACCAGGCGGAGCGCCACGCATGGTGGGCTCGTTCTACGATTCGGTTGACAACTTGGTTGTGGACCCGGACATGGAGAACCTGCTCCATGCGAAATTTGTCGCCAGGCGCAGGGTGTTGCCCACCTACGAAGTAGAGCGCCGCTTTGGAATGAAGGAGAAGACGCTCAGGGGCAACCTGGAATCTCTGAAGCGGCAGGGCCAGGCGAGCCACGCCGACGATGACTACCAGTATTACAGGGCTCGGGGCGACACCTGCGACCTCTACGTCTACTGGGAGGTCTACTCCAGGATCGGCTTTGGGCAACATCTGCGGGATTACAACGACAGGCGGAATGCCGGCCCCGTCAGCAAGCGACTGGACCGCTTTGGCCAGTACATCTTTCTGGCCGTCTCTGAGGACCATGAGTTCCCGCTCAATCTCCCAGAAGGGGTCGTCAACAGGGGGACTGACAGGGAGATCTTCATTCGTACCCAGTGGCCGACGCCGTACTGGGCCGATCCGACCAATCCTTGGCCGTTCGTAGACATCGCCTTCCACAAGCGGCCACGGAAGGTCTGGCCGATGTCGCACGTCAAACCGGCCTTGGGCGAGATCCGGTTCCTCAACTGGGCATTCTCGTTCGTTGCCGACAAGATCAAGAACACCAGCCGAGACTTCATCGCTGCTATCAAGTCCGCTAGCGAGGAGCTGCGGACGAACATCCTCTCTGGTCGTGATCTGACCCTGCTGGAGATCGAAACGCCCAACCAGCGTATTGCCGACGTTGTGCAGTTTCTTCAGCACCCCCAGTTCAACAAGGACATCTGGGCGACGATGGAGTCCATGATGTCGATTCTGGAGCGCCGCATCGGCCTCAACGAGCTGATGTATGGCGAGTCGGCCAAGCAGCTCCGATCAGCCTCTGAGGCCCAGATCAAAGGCGACCAGCTCCGCATCCGCCCGGACGACATGGCCGAGTGCGTCGAGGCAGCCATGACGATGCTAGCACGCAAGGAGGCGATAGCAGCATACTGGCATCTCTCAGGTGATGATGTGATGCCAGTCTTCGGCGCTCAGCGAGCCCAGATTTGGGACGGCTTGGTCAAACAGCAGGATCTTCCCTACGTTGTGACCGAGCTGAACTACCGGATTGAGGCTGGCAGCATCCGAAAGCCAAACCGCAACCGGGACATGGAGAATGCCAACAATGCCGTCCAGATGTGGACGCCGCTTCTCCAGGGCTACTTCCAGATGACGGGCGATCCTCGGCCGATCAACGGCCTTACGGAGATGTGGGCCAAGGCCAACGATATGGAGCCTGGTCTCTTCCAGCTCCAGCCACCGCCGCCGGCACCCAATCCAGAGGAGCAGAAGCTGCAACTGGAGCAGCAGAAGATGCAGGCTGAGATGGCTATGAAGCAGGCTGAGATGAAGCTGAAGATGCTGGAGGCCCAGGCGGACATCCAGCTCAAACAGAAGGAAGCTGCTTCGGACAGAACCATCAAACAAGAAGAACATCAGATGGAGTTGTTCCAGAAAGACGAGGAGCATGACCAAGAGATGGCCCAGGACCGCCAGAAACACCTACTGGAGATGCTCCAGATGCGGCAGGAAGGCGAACTGAAGTTGGACTTGGCCGAAAAGCAGGCCGAAGTCGCCAGAAAGACCATGGCTGCAAAGGCCAGCAACGGAGCGCCGAAGAAGGAGAGCAAAAATGCCTAAAGGGACCAAGGTTGAGCGTTGCTACAGCAAACTCAAAGGCAAGCGTGGCAAAGCCTCGGCGGCAAGGATCTGCCAATCGTCCACCGGCCTATCGCTGAAAACGGGCAAGAAGCCCAAGAAAAGGAGAAAGAAATGAGCGTGCCTTCGGACACACTGTCAGACGATCTCTACGAACTTCCAGCATGGTACTGCATGGTATGCAGGTCAAGATTGGTGGGCGAGATGAAAGAAGATCTCTACGTGGCCAGATGTGAATGCAACCACCGCCAGTGGTACATACCGATACCCAAAAGGGCTGGATACTTTTTGGAAAACTACTATGGAAGTCCACAAGAAGGCGATAAGGAAGTGGCCGACAGTAAGCAACCAGCAGGAGATCCAAAGCCATTACGAGGAGTGTAGAGAAGCAGGAACGTCACACCGTGCTGCGGAGATGTTCGCCTTCCAGCAGGGGCCGTCGCTTCAGACGGACACCCGCTGGATGTCCGGGCAGGACAATGGCCATAATGGTGCTGTATACAAGCACCAACTAGCGAGATTTCCAGGCGACCCTCAGGCATGGGTTCGTTCCAGGGCGGACTGCAGGGCCGTCGCTGCTAAGAGGGGTTTAACGCTTGAAGGTTCCGTGAATTACAAGCCTCCAGAGCACGACGCTCCGAGCCCCCTGGACGAGCCCTACCATGTGGCGGACAGCATCGTTGACAGGGAGTACGAAGTGTTGTGCGACTTCGAGCCTGATGCTGCGAACATGCCTGCTGCAGAAGTGAAAGAAGAGATCCGCAAGAAGCTATCGCCCAGTGATGACTGACTTTCGTACTTCACAGACGTTTGCTGGGATATTTGCGGACTGGGACCCATCGTTCAGAGTTAGCACGTTTTATGTGGAGGTGCTGCAAGACGCCAATCCGGCATTCCGTGTCAGCACGTTCTACATTGAAGTGCTTGCCGACTATGACCCGACCATCAGGGTCACCCAATATCACCTGGAGGTCTTGTATTCAAAACAAGAAATTGAATTATCTGTGATCATGCAGTCGCAGGGAGTAGATA